GCCACTACCGCCACCACCGCCTGAATTGGTGTGGTCAAAAACTCCGGTTTCCCAGCCAAACCTGTTTTCCTTTTTTACAGTAGATTGACTACGGATTTTCATCGCGTCTTCCCATGTAATACCATCTTTCCACGTAGTGACAGTATTAGTAGATGACTCGTAATGGGAATAAATGAGATTAGAAGAGCTACCATTATCATTATCATTCGAACTGTTGTTTGGTGGTGGGGGAGGATCTGCAACAGTTACCCAATCGTATATTGGCACATCATACGCTACTTGACTGGTCACGGTATTTTCTGTATATACTTCATATACTCCTGTAGAATAAAATTCAGCCTGAGCATATGATAAAGCTTTAGATTTGTCTAAAATGCTAATATCAATCGCTGTCATTACTCGAGTGCCAATTTTAAAAGATAGGGTATCATTTGATTGTAAGTAAAATGCTCCACTAATAGTTCCCGCAGCATCACTATTAATAGGCCCTGAAGCGTTGGTTGGCCCACCTTGCGCTGTTGGGAATGCAGTAGCATCGATGTAAGTATCGCCTGGAGTTCTCAACTTTGAAGTAATTGCTGAGTTGTTATAAGTATCTAAATTATAACTTGTATTAATCCATTTTGTAACATCTACTCCATCAAAGAAAATCCAGTGCGGTGTTGATGGCCGAAGACCAACAAATTCAAAAAAGATAAAAGCGGGTTTACAGATATTATTGACTTCATAACCCAAATCTTGTTCTACAGTTTGAGTTTCTTCTCTATATTTTATTTCTGTGCCGACTTGTTGATATTGTAATGCCATTTTTTTATTATCCTACTCCACCATCTGTATTTTCTTGACCTTGTGATGAAACTACACTTGTACCAATTTCAGCTATAGCAGCAGTTGAACCTAATTCATAACTAACATCAACTTTCTTACGAGTTGAGAAAGCTTGACGAGGTGGTGCTATTTCTCCAGATCCAACATTCTTATTTAGTTCAAATTGATTTACATTAATAGCTTTTGAAGCTACATTTTGATTAATCATAACTTCTTCAGTGAATTTTGGCCAAACAGTATTACCATAAATTTTTGTACTCACTGATTCGTTTGAATCGTAATATAGAGAGCTTGTTCTACCAAAAACAAGCGGGCCTACCATACCTAGATTTTTATCAAGACGAGCTCTATAATCTATGTCTGAGATATGAGATTGTATATTACTTGTAAAAGTATCACCAGTAATACCTTGCTTTACTCTGTCTGGTAAAGTGGCATCATTAGGATCTCTAACAGTAAGCGCTTGTAAATCTTGTTCAGCTATTGTAAGAGCTGTAAGTTTTTCTACATTACGTAATCTATCATCCATATTACGGATTTGAGACATATTAAATCCGCGATGATCTACAGTTCTAATGGTTAGATCTCTTTCATCGAAAGTATATGGATTTAAAGTTACTGTGTGCAATATCAGATCTTGAGGTTTTATATTAGGTAAGATAGGACTATTATCTGTTTCACCAGGTGTAACCTGTAAAGTTCCGGTAGGCGACATATGAATTACATCAATCCGTGGCTGCCAGTTTGAAATACTACCTACAGTAATCGTAGAGGCATTCTTTGGCAATGGCTCAATAACTGCACCAGTTCCTGTAAAATTAGCTCCAGTATTATTTTTTACTGGTCTCATATCAATAACATCAGTCAATCGATAAGATTTTCCGGTGCTTGTTGCATAGAATGGAACTTTTTCATAAGCAATGTCGGGATAAGAATTTTTCCCAGCGAAATAGTCTCCAGCAGTATGAGTGAAATAGTCATAGGTAACTGTTATCGTACCACCCGGTACTGTTTTACCCTGCTTGACTCTTCCTCCACCGACAGTATAAAAGTTATCTCTCTGTCCATTATCAAATATAAATCTATTCGTAATATCTAAACCAGTAGCATCTTCAACCACAGATCTAAATAAGTAAATATCAGCTTTACTTAATTTAAATTCTCTATTGCTAATTGAAACTGATTCAGTTTGATTTGATTGTCTACGTTTAATTTTTAATACAGCTGGCTTATTTTCATATGCTAATAGTCTAACAGCTTTACCATTTTCCAAATTTGAGATAGTAGTTGTTGTTCCACCAACAGCATCATAAGCTGGAGGGGATATATGCTCACCAGCTGAATCGTACTGTAGTATCCAATTCTCACCATCTGTAAATGTATTATTTGAAATATCAGAAACTTGGAAACTAGCAGTGCCACCAACTACTGTATCAGTATCGATACGAGTAACTGGCATTGTAACATTTGAAACTGATTGAACTCTTCTCCGACCTAATGGGAATAAGAGCGAATTATCTTCTTTATCAATTAGACTTACCACACCTTGTACAGTTTTTAGAGTAGCATAATCAGCTGAGTCTGTACCAATAGTTAAAACATTTCTAAATGATTTAGTATCATTTAAAGTAACATCAAACAAATGAATTCGATACTCATTTTCGTACTCATCAATACTTCTAATTCTTGCTGTACCAATAGCGCTGTCAAATGCATAATTATCATACAAGTTAATTGTATCAAAATTAGAAATCTTTCCAATCAGACCTCTAAAGTTTGCGCTATCAGCTAGTACATAGTTACCATATCTTGATGAAACAAACGTATTTGTTTTAGTATCTAAATCAGTAGATGTGCTTCTCGGTTTTTGAACTCTTAAAGGATTGGCTGCAGCCGCTCTTTCAACTCTATTACCCTTAATAAATGCTGTACCACCATTTACTACATAGCGCAGATAATCTGTGTCACTATCTGTTTGTACAGATAGATTAAATTCATTACCTGGATTTTTTACAATAAAATCACCATTAATATCAAACGTTCTTGCTGCTAGCATGTTTGTGATTTCACCGAGTTCATCAGAATGATTAATCTTACGTACTACACCACTTATCATTTCATACAAACGATAGAATGTTTTTCCAGCAGCAGCCTCTGATTCTTTTTGCAAAACCAAGCGAATTCTATAACGATCAGCACCTGGTGAAGTTAAGTTAGGAGTAGATCCAGCGTTATCATACAGAGCATTATCATCAGCCGTTGTAATAATTTCTTCATATAACTCAAAACCAATCACTTCGGTTGGGTTTGGATTATATTTTTCAATAACTAATGTTTGAGCTTCAACGGTAACCATATGTCCAGCAACGAAAGTGTCAAATGCTGGAGTCTCAATCATAGATCCTTTACCAATTGCCAAATCACTTTGGTCATTGGCAGCTACTGTAAGAGTACCAGTACCAGCACTAGTGCTATAGTTAAGAATATCATTAGCATTAAATGTCGCTGGAGCTTCTTCTGTATCAGAAGAAGTTTCCTCGGCTGAACTAATATAACTTACTAGCAAAGTAGCTGGATCTCCACCAAGAGTAGCTGGAATTGCAGCTTTTACAATAGCAGTACAACCATCACCAGTTCCGACATTATTATAAATTCTTGTTCCAACAAGCGTAGAATAATCATCTCCAAGACCACCAAAAGAAACTAATTTAACATATCCAACTGGATTAAATCCAGAGCTAACTGCTCCAGCGGATCCATATATTCCGCCTTCTTTGAATAAGAATTTTCCCATCCGCGCTGTTTCAGCTTGGATGATAGTTTGCAGTTGAGTTAATTCTCTTGCTTGAAGAGCTCTACCATTATTAAATAAAATTCGGTGATAATGATCACTATCACGATAATCATCTTTATATTCTGTTGCAAACGTTGTTTGTGTTAAATTAGTAGCCATTGTATATCCTTAGAGTCTAATAACGACTTTAATGTCTTCGGTTTGGACTGCATCACGAGTGATTGGTTCAATATTTGATAGGAACAATAAATCACCAGAGTGTGGGTTAACATCAGGTCTTATTGCGGCAGAATCAGCCGTGATGCCTGACGTAGCCCCAATCGAAATAGTATCACCATTAGCAAAGGCTTCAAAGCCTGTAGTAATATCATCTTGGTGGTACCAAATTCTAGTTGGAGATCCAGCATCTGACCAATCTAAAAGAGCTTTAGCAGTTCCACCAGTCTTAGAAATAGTGTCGGGTGTTCGGAAAGTAAGTCCAGTATATTGGCCATCTAACTTCATTTGTTTTAGAGCCAATCCAGAAAGTCCGGTGAATTTGGTAACATCATTATCACTATCAAAATTGAGAGGATTTCTAAGAAGTCCTACTTGTCTATAATCTTGATCTACTACAAAAGTTGGGCTACCATTGACTTGTTCATCTGCTTCAGGCTTAATATTGAACATAATCGCATTTGCTTTTAAATCCTCAATTGGATTATATCCAAGGCCATTAACTGGAGCAAAGACTGGTTTAATAATAGCTCCAGATCCACCACCAGAATTAATTGTAATTTTTACGTTTGCATAATCGTAACCAGATCCAAGAGCAGCATTGAAAGTTGGTTTAGTTATATCAACTCCAACTCCAGCACTATCACCAATCATGACATGACCAATAACGCCATTACTTTGAACGATAGCTCTACAGGTTGCGCCAGATCCATTTCCAACAACGCTTAAAGTAATTGCACCAGAAGTGTTTGAATATCCGGTCCCGCCGTTAATGACATCATATGCCACAATAGAACCAGCTGCAGCTCCGGTTTTTGCTAGGTACTGACCATAGTATGGATCACCAGCAGCTGCTGAATCGACATACTTACATGGCATCCAAGCAGCAGTCATAAAGCTGTTAGCATCTGGTGTTGAAATTGTATATAGATATTTCCAAATGTAACCATCGGTTTCAAGCGTTAAAGTGTTATTAGTATGATCTGGCTTTTGGTCTGATGGTTGTTCTTCACCAGCAGCGTTTTTATTTGATCTAATACAAACATATACGTTATTATCTTCAGTAATTACATATGGCGATTGTGCTGCTGGATGGTTTGTTGTTTCCCAATCAGAGAATTCATAATATGTATCTCCTGCTGTCCAATCTCTTTTTGGTACTACCCAGCTGAAAGCTTCAACTGCTTTTACAGACTGCATTCTATATCTGAATTCTCTTTCATCACGCTTATTAACACTAAAACCAGGAATGGTTGTATCATTAACACTAGCGTTCGTAGGATCGCTCCATACTTCTGATCTACCAATTGCAATATAGTAATTGTTGTCAGAATCACCTACTCTAGTTCCTTCATTTTCATTAAAGAGCTTTTGAACTAAGTCTCTTTTAAGTGTATCTGTTAAAATAGAACTCATTTTTTATTTCCTATGCAGATATTGTATATTCGCCACCAATGACATACCATTTGCTATTTATCCATACCATCATAACCGCTTGCGCTTCGGTAAGCTTGATGGTATATGTTGGATTAGCATTACCAAATGAAGTTGGATCGATAGTCACTGTACTTGTGCCAATATTTGTAAATATTTTTATTTCTCCAGCCACATTGCCATCAGCTACAGTAACAGTAATAAGATTTGTTACAGTATAATGTGATCCAGTAGAAGAAGCGGTGGATGTAGTACTAATAGCCGAATCTACTGGGATTGCAAACTTATCAACTGTAACCGAACCTGTGCCTTTAGACTGCAGAGCTAAATTGATATTTGTAGATCCACCCGTAGAAGTTATTGAAGGAGCACCACCATTTGAATTTTGTACTGTAATCTCATTAGTAGCTGAACCAGTGGCAGTGAATTTAATTATTTCATTATTATTAGTATCATTTATTCCAGTTATAATTTTTGGAGAAGTAATAGTGGCTCCAGCAGAAATAACTGTTCCACTTCCAAGTGTTTTATTTGTTAAGCTCTGAGTATCAGTAGTACCAACAACAACGCCTGTTGGAATAGCTTTAGCAGAAGCAGATCCGTCAATATTACCTGAACCGTTTGATACGACAAAGCTACTAGCAGCAATTCCTGATAATGTATTATTATCTGCGCTAATAGTTTTATTAGTCAAAGTCTGTGTGGCAGTATCAAGTAAGATATTTCCTGTTGAATCAGGAAAAGTAATTTCGATTTGAGAAGCGCCTTCGACAAAGCCAAGTTTAGTTCTATAAGAAACACCAACAAAATCTAAACCGCTGTCTGTAAGAAGTGTAGTTCCTGATGCAGATGAATCACCGCCTAATCTAGCGTACAGCTCTTCAAAATTAGAATTAATCTTTATTCCAGCAGTACGAAGCGTATCGCCGGTTCCATCATTTGCCAGAGATCCTGTATTGATTGTGCGTCTAGCCATTTGTTTTTCTCATCTCGTTAGTTGAAATTATTTATAACCGTTTATGGTATCCAATTATCAGAATCTGCGGTATTTGCAGAATCAAATACTGTCCATGTTTTACCTTCATCAAATGTAGATAGAACAAGATCACTGTCACCAAGTGAATTCTCTTCATCAAAGGTCGCAGAAGTTCTAAATACTGAAGTAATAGAATCTGAATCATCCATAGTTGAAGAATTAGCATCCAACATTTCTTCAAGAGTATAACCTTGCATATCAGTAATTGAAATGTCTCCAATTTGTCTGAAGAACTGATCTGTATTTTGTCTGTGAATACCGTATGTTGTGTCGCCATCTACTAGGAGTGTAGTACTTGAGAATGCGCTAGAAGTTAGATCAGCAACAAGAGTTCTTTGAACTGCTTCTACAATTGGATCACCAGCACCAACTTGATCTTCCAAAGCATTTTCATTAACTAATTCAAGTAAAAGTTCTGCACCTAAATACACTCCACCTGGATGGACAAACAACTTATATACATCTCTCCAGTCTGTGATAGAAACACCAACACGAATAAGTATTGACATTACTTGATAAAGCTTATCATCAGTCAGATATCGTTCAGACGTTGCTCCTATTTCTGAAGCAGGAGTTTTTATTTGTTCTCCAGCAATATTAGAACTATTTAAAGAATAATCTATTTCTGGACCAATTTTAAAAATATTTTCTTTTGGATAAACTATTGTAGGGTCTTTACCATAAAATCCTCTAAAGAACTGTTCGGTAGAATACTTTGTTCCTTTTGATCTATACAATAGATTAGAAAATTTAATAGCTTCTCTTTTATTTAAAAATCCACCAAAATAAGATTGCCCTAAGAGTAACTCATCTTCTAAAAAGGGAAGATTTATATCTGGAGCTTGTGTAGCATCTTTAGATTCATATAAATTTCTAATCTTAGTTGATGGCCCATCAGCAGAATCCATAAACTCATAATATGCTTCAAAAAGTTGTTTTAGTTTTGGAAAATCAATGCCAAAATATTCTGGCAAAACATTATCAATTTCTGCCCTTTGAAAATTCAATGGCAATCTATTATTGTCTATTAGTGTTCTATCTTTATAATTATGTGACATTAATTTGTTGCCGTTGTTGTTATAACTTTAACTAGAGATCTTGTTGAATCATATTCTAATATTTCATTTCTTACTGGAGATATTGCTGATTGGTTAGCAGGAACAGCAGCTACTTTAATTTCTGATCCACCACCAACAATAGAAGTAGGATTAAAAAAGTTAATAGTAACTTTCCCTGTTGAAGGATCAAAGTTTCCAATATTATCTACTTCAACGGTTTCTCCAAGCACAGCAATTACTTGAATATCCGTACTAGACAATTTATTTCTTAGAATACAGTTTTTACCATTATATACAAACTGATTACTTGTAATAATATATTCGTTATTATCTGCTAATGCAATACTTACTGGGAATGATAAAACATTAGACATATTAGCAGAAGCAGCTGTTAAATCAGATAAAATTCCAGCATAGTTTTTGCTTTGAATTGTTGAATTTTTTATCAAATAGTTAGCAGCATCTTTATATTTTCCTGATGAAACCATATCAACAATAACTAGAAAAGCACGTGCTTTTATAGTGGGATTGCCATCATTATTAAGAGTAAGGTTCAACACTACAGTAGCAATGCTTGGAGCACTAGGAACAAACCTTTGCTGCATTCTCACATCTGCTCTAGAAGATAAGATAGCTGGATCAATGTCATCAACCAAAGAAAGAAGATTAGAACGTCTAAAGGATTGTTTAAATTTACCAGTATTTAAATTGAAGTAGCTTGAAACTTGGTTTTGTACAGCAGATACAACATTATTTTGAGTGGCATCTGTAAGTTTAGGGTTAAACTGGAAGAACAAGTCTGTTTCAACATAAGTTTTTACTGGATCTTCAAATCTTAAATTAAATGATGTAATCGCTAGCTGTTTTGCTAGATCTAAAATTTCTCTTTTCTTAATGATTTGTGTATCAAGACTTACATTATCCTCAAACACAATAGATGTAAATACTGCACCATATTCGGGTGTGGCAGCAATTTCACCACCAAAGGAAACAATGTCTTTAATAAAAGTTGAAAATTTACGTAGAATCAAAGAAGAATAATCTTCGGCTGTTACCATTCTATTCTGAGATGCATATTGGAATGGAGCATTCTTTCTAATTGATTCAATGGTTTCTTTTGAAGATCCACCGACACTATTTACGATTGTAGTATTACTAATCTCTGCATTAAATGTTCCGGATGAACCAAAGGTTAAAGAACCAGATCTTGTAAATACCGAAGCTCCATTTGCTGCATCTCCATTTGTAGAAAGATATTCTATTTCAATTCTTGTTCCAGCTCCTGGAGCTACTCCAAATGTTTCACCGTCACCAAATGATAATTCGTAGTACCCATTTGGTGATTCTTTTAAAATGTATATTGTTGAGGTTGATGTAATACTTGTTGCATTAATTATGTTTTGATATATTACGTAGTTTGAAGAAGTAAATGAATCATATATTTTTACAGTAACAGTATCAGCATCCATCCTAGTATCTGGTATGACATAAACAGGATTATCTTCATATTGACCAACTAAAAAAGTTTTAGTTTTTCTAGTTCCTTCATAGATGGGAATTCTATTAGATCCATCTGCTGTTTTAAATTCATAAAAACCAGTTCCATCATCATTTGCTTCATATAATTCAATAGTAGAAAAAGTGTATGCTACATCATCTACTGTAGTAGAAAATGTGGTATAAGCTGGAAGAGATATTTTAGTATCTACATTTGTCTCTGTTGTTGTAACATATAATCTTACAGTTGCTTGAGAAGCAGTTGTAGTATCCGGAACATATCCAATACCTTCAGCCAAAGAAACAACAGAGCTTCTCAACTGCGCAGTTGGCAGATAAGATTCATTTAAAGCAAAGTTAGCAATAAGAGCATTAATATGAGTATTATATGCTAGTACATCAAGAATATTTGAAAGTCCTGAGGCTTCAAAATTATAATCTTTAAACTCTTCTTTATTTGCTAAAAAAGTTTTTAAGTTGCTCTTAATATTATTAAAATCTAGAGCTGTTGATTTTATAGTTGTTGCCATGTTATCTCAACCTTGATAATGCTGTTGTGAAAGATACCTGTTCACGAGTATTTAATATTTGAAATTCTATCGTTACACTAATGTCGTTTCTATCTGTATTAGAATCAATAAAAACATTAATGATTCTCACTCTTGGTTCATATTGTCTTATGGTTTGTCTAATTGCTTCTTCTAATTCAATTTCAATATCTTCATCTGCAAGTTCAAATAGTAAAGCTCTTATGTTTCCACCATAAAAAGGCTCAAAAGGCTTTTCATAAAAATTAGTTTGAATAAGATTTTTAATAGCTTGAACTACTGCTGAAGCATCTTTTTTCACGTACAACTCGCCATTCGGCTTAGCAGCAAAAGATAAATCAATATCTTTATACTCAACGCGACGAGAAGTCAATAAAGAGGCCGTTGAAATGTCTTTATCTTGCCGTGAAAATACTTTAGTTGTAGCCATGATCTCTTTCTTTTTACTTTATTTATATGCTAAAACCGTATCCTAAAACCAGAATTCCATGTTCCGGCTTTACCAGAGCCTTTTTGTCTCCATGGGCTTTCATCATAATGGATAAAGCTCTTATATCCCCCAATTCCTGGTCTTACTTTTCTTGCTCGAGCATTATCTACTAGAGCTTTAATTAAATTATCATATGTTTCTTTATTATTGTTTGGATACAGCCTCTTACCATTATATGAAAGGTAGAAATCCATTGCCCATCCAAGTGGATGATTAATAGTGCCAGACCTATAAGCTCTACCACCATTATAGGTACAGGTGGCAGTGTATCCATCTCCAAGTGAGGAAACTGCTTTATCAATAGCATCTATAATAACTTGTCTGGGTCTAGAGCTTGGCTTTGGATTTAAGAATCTTACTCTACCACCTTCTTCCACTGAGGGAATTTCATAGTCAGCATCACCTAAATCATCCTGTGGTTTTATTGCTAATATTTCAGTAAACTCATTCTTTGAGAACACCTTGTTATTAAAGTGCGTTTCAATATCTCTATTAAACTTCGCTTTGTATGATTGGTCAATTTCTGGCAATATTACAATTATTTTTCCAGACAAAGAACAATCAGGAGCTAATGTATCATATGACAATATCATTTTTTCGTAATAGATAATGTCTTTCCACCATACAGCCAAATCAAATAGTGATGTTAAATTACTTCTTCCAGAATTTCCAACTACATCAAAGACAACAGCACGACCTTTTAGTTTTAAATCGTTTAAGCTATTGGGAGTAATCTTCTCATCAGGGCCTGGACGATACACACTTTCAGAAATTTTTAAAGTGACATTTTTAAATTTCGTTTGATTTGAAAGAATATTCTTCATGTTTAAAGCATGAATGCCTAAATATTTCGCTAACTCTCGTTTTACACTAAGATCTCTTATAAAGTTTAAATTAGTAGGATCGTCAGATCCTAAGAACTTTGCCATTGAAATACCAGGAGCCAATAAAGTTTCTGAAGTAATACTGTTTTGTTTGTATGGATTATATTTTTCATCTGGATATATTTTTATTTCAGACTTGGATGGTATATAAGCCGATGAAGGATTTACTGGCAGACCAACTCCAACTGAAGTTTGTGGAGTTGGATCATCTTTTATAATTCTTCCAATTCCCTCTGGTGTTGGATTATTATAGCATTCTCCAATTGTTCCTTCTTTCACCATAGAACTCACAAAGTCAGAATTGTTCAAATTACTTGGATCTCTTAATTTTGATCTAGCTTGACCAGTATTTAGTGGTGTTTCAGAAACTCCTCCATAATCTTTTGATTTATTAATAAAGTTTTTAATAAAATCACCAACATCAATTCTAACTTTCTTAATAGCATTAGCTGTTAGTGTAAGATAATTACTAATATTTGTAGATGATACGCTAGCAATAGACGGAGTAGCAGTATTTGTATTTGTCCAACCAGCAGCACTACCGGGTCCACCACCATACGATGCGTATATTGCAGTATCAGAAGCAATTGCTTCATCTGCTCTACCAGTCAAATCTCCATGAAACGTAGGAGCAGTTACACCTTCAACAAATTGAGCACCTTTACCGCTATAAACCATTTCAGTTCCACCGATAATGCCGCCACCACCCATTACAACTAGCTGATTTGACCAAGCTCTTAATTCATCAGAAGACATATTCATTTCATATTCCGATGAAATATTCATATTACCACTCGCAAAATAATTTGCTGTGCCGTCAATATTCATTGAATGAATACCTTTTACATTATGAGAATGACCATTTAAAAATGTATCAGTTACTTGCTCTATTACAGTTGTTGACATTGACTTGGTAACAGTAGTGCCCTTTGATCCTCCTACAGTAGATCTATCAGAGCCTTTAACATTTTCTGTTTTATTTCCTTTGACATTAAGATTATAGTTTAAACAATCAACATTAAAGTCTCCATTGACCTTTAAGTTTAAATTGCCTTTATAAACCATAGTTCCATCGCCTTCAACAACAATATGATGTTGAGCGCCTATTAATTCTACTTTTTGTTCCATTGCTGAGACAAGAATAGAACCATCATCTCTTAATTCAATTCCACCACCATTATTATGTTTGATTAAGATTCTTTGCCCATCAGCAGTGTCATTTACTTCTATCACATGGCCAGAACCAGACACCGAAACTTGATTTAATGGATATTGTGATGGGTTTGGTTTATTTAAATCTATTGGTAAGTCTTCAGCGCTGGTTGCGCTATTTAACTTGTATTGCTGCCCACCACCTCTTGCTTGTAAGTTAACAGAATGGTTTGATCCATATAAAGGATAAACTCCACTTTTGTCTTCATGATCTCCAGTCTCGGAAGTTACACCTATTGTTTTTACATCTGGTTCTGGCATTATGTAGTTCCTTCTAATCTTCTCGCAGCCAATTCTGTTTGATCTAATGGTGGTTCTTTTTTAGGGTCATAATTTTCTATAGCTTGAGTAAATCCATATAATTTTAATCTATTTGAAACTGAAAAATATGGACTACCAAATTCTTTTGAAATATCATTAGCGCCAAAGACTTGAATGCCGGGTCTTACTCTAAATAAATTTCTAAGTAATCTTTTTAATCCATTTATTACAGGGCCATTATAAGTATTTGAACTATTATCTCCACCCTCTAGTAGAATTATAATTCCGCTGTCAATGTGTTGACTTGCAATAGAATTAGCATTTTTAGTTAATCCTCTAGATCTAACATCCAAAGGTCTTCCCGTCCAAATGCGGCCATGAGCATCAATGAAGAAATGAAAAGGAGTACCGGTGCCTTCTGCCACATATGTTCTATGAACATCATATGAAGTTATTTTTCCATTTGTAACACCAGTTGAGAAAATAATTGCTTCAGTAGATTCTCTTTTCATACTTGAAAATATAGCTATTTGTTCTTCATCACTATTAGCTAACCCAAAGAAGTTAACTTTATCGTTTGTATTTTCCTTCCATCCACCGGCGTTTAATTGCCTTCCTTTGAGGGGAATGTCAACAATATTTTCTGTTATAATAGCAGATGCTCTATTATCTATTTTTCTTAATTCACTTTCAATTTCTGATAAAGATTTATCACTGTATCTTTTTAATATTTTTGCTGCTGCTCTGGGATTACCAGCAGTAGTTGAAGTTATAACTGCACGAAAATCTTCGGGTTTTATATCTACTTGAATATTGTTTATAAAAGCTATTTTATTAATAATATTTGTAGCTGGCTGCAAACTTGTTTCAATCACATTTTCTACTAGTGGATCAAATCCTTTATTTACAGTATTAACAATGTTATTGATAGCTATTGTATTTTGTACAATATTATTTTTTGATAAATTCTTTAAATTTTTTGATATACCAACTGCTGCTCCAACTACACTGCGCAAATCATCGATTGGTTTAAAGCTTAAACCTTTCACAAAATCAACATCAAGAGCTTCATCAATTGATAATAAAGCAACTCCAGTTAATATCTCTTTACTATTTGGCAAATTAATATTTACGTTTTTTTCAACTGCATTAAGAACTTGGGATGTTGTAGCTAAAGGATCAGCTTGTTTTAATGCTGCTGCCATTGCTTCTGGAAATGGGGCTGAAATAACAACATCTCTAAATGCATTTCCAGTTGTCTTGGAATTTCCAAGAACTTGATCAATAATTGTTTTATCGCTGCTAGCTACTTTTTTTGTTAACCGATCTAAGTCTGATCCCGTTCTTTGTAGTTGTACAACAGACATTGCAGCTTTATGTTGCACCGGTGCTGATCCTTCTACACTGTCAATAATATCATCTACTGCAGAAGTCAAAGCTTTAAATCCAGCTAGAGTTTGTCCCACCTTCCCACCTAGTTTAGAAGTTATAGACATTTCATGTTGTCTCAATACAGGAGAGACATCACTAGTTGCATTATTAACTTTATTAGAAATATTTGCTAGCTGTTGTTCAATTATAGTTTGTGTTGTCATGTTATCCTGCCGAAGATGAAATATAATTTTCTATTGAACGCTTATATTGTGTATAAGCTTTTCTTGCATATTTTTCTCTTTCAATTATTTCATTTGATTTATTTGCTGGATTTTCATATTCATCTAAGAATACCCAAGTAGAATTAAATTCAGATTTTCCACCTTCAAAAGTATCACAATTTAAGAGAGTATTATATGTATTATTATAAGCTCCACCATTTGTTTCTGAATTTTTTTCACCACGCAACTCATGAATTATGAAGTCCAGTTGAATAAAGAAATCATCCCATGGCTTATTATTCATTGATGCATATTTTTTTAGTTTCTGAAGTCGATATCCAGCATTCTTAGATGGATTCCATTGTGCTAGTCCAGCCGAGTTTTCTCCTTCAAAGCTAGAAGGTAATGAAGGCGCAAATGCAGAATTTTCTCTTTCTAGGTTACCTAGAATGCCAGCAGCCATAATTTCTGTGAAGTCATTAGATCTTAAATATTGAAAGATAATTAATCTTTTTTGATCAAGGGTTGGGTTTCCTTCATAGTAAGCTTTAGCTAAATCTTTTGGAATAAATGTATTATCTGTCGTTAAATTGTCTGGATCATACCAATCTTTAATATCATTTGGCGCTTTTTCATATTGAGTTACTGAAGGTATTTCTTTTTTTGGAATGCTACCTAAAATTAATGGATGTTGCGATTTTTGTGCATCTAGAAAAATTCCAAACACTAATGCTGTATTTTGTATTTGAGCTATTTTACCAATCCCAGATACGCCTCCCTCAGTAGATGGAAGCATAACTTCTGCATATGGCAAATCATCATCACTTATGTCTGGACCATGAATGCCATGAATTCTTACTTGAAGTCGGCCTTTAGCAGTTGGATCATAGTTCTTAACTGTACCAATAAACCATCGATTATCATCACCATAAAACTTCATGCGTTGTTCCTCTGGTTAGTAAGTCTATTCACAGCTAATGAAACTGTATGCAATTCTTCAGCAACATTAAACACATGCCTTTTTCCAAAGATTAAAAACTGACCAGATCTTTTTTGATCAAGAGCAGCTCTATCATCATTCGTTAATATTTTTAATTCTATCTTGCTTCCAACAGAAGTTTTTATATTATTAGTCGCAAACAATAAACCTGGAACATACAATTGATAAGTGTTCTTAGTTAAATTAGTCAATATGTTATTTTTAACTTGCTCAAGTTCAGAATATGAATCAAACTCTTGTTGACCAATCGCATTATACTCGCCAATTGGAAACGGCTGACTGCTAATCTTAGTTATATTATTAGAATTAAATTCACCAAGCTTTCTTTTGTCTTGACCACTTGGATCTGCTTCAAAATAGTCATCAATTAAAACATGAGTATGATTTTCATCCATAAAACCATTGTCTACTAACACATCTAATCTTTCTTTCATATTAATATGATTTTCATATACTTTTCCAGTTGTGACATTAACATATGTAAAATCTGCTCCAATTGCTCCTCTTTTTGCTGTTCTTAAAGTATTTTCTAAGAAGCTCCCTTCAAAATTAATAATTGAAGTCATTTGAGTAGCAAGATCATTTGTCTTACCTGTATCTTGATGATATGTAAACGGTTTGCCTTCATTAAAAGGTTTATTTTCTTTATCTAAAATAGTTTCAAGATCTGTTAGAAAAAAGTCATTACTATGAATAGTTGAGTATAAAAAGAAAGGAAAGCCAGTAGTAGTTGTCATGTTATCTAAAACTCTATGGCAAGCTTCAAGAGGAGTAATGTATGGTGTTAAATATTTAAATGGTTTTTGCCAAGATTCATTTTTAGATAGGTTAGTTAAATCTCTATTAAGATTATCTTTTAAAATCTTTTCTATAATTTCTTCGCCAGTCCCTTGATAAGATTTACTTATAGACTGAAGTTCGTTGTAATATCCAATGTCCTCAACTATATTAAGCGTAAGAGTACTTGTTGTTTCATTATTTTTTACAGATGATTCAACATCAGTAACAATGAAGTTTGTTTCAATTGGAGCACCTTCGCCATTTGGCAAGCGAAAAATAATTTTTATTTTTTCTGTGCCCTGAATGTCTGTGATTCTATACAAATCATGATCATCAATTAAAATGATGTTACCAGTCATATACGGTTTCATTAAAGATTCATAAATATTAATCTCAGCAACAACTGGAGAGCTAGCATTTTGGCCCATTAAAAATAATGGTTTATTAAATCTTTCTGAGTTTAGTTCAACGCTGTCTATTTTTATAGACTCAGCTGATATAATAGGCTCTGGCATTTATTGCCTCAATAATTGTTGAAATTTAGTACTGATTTGAGAAACAACAGAAGGTCTTAATATTTTAATTCTAGAAAGCGTTTCATTTTCAGATCTTAATCTATCTAAATATGTGACTATAGTTTTTCCAGAAATTCCAGAAGCCGTATTATCTACACCAAAACCATCCCCATAAATTGGTAGGTCTACCCAATTTCCATTTGCATCTTCATAATGATGTGGAGCATTCAATTGACTTTCAATTACTTCATCAGCGGATACGCTTTTTAGTCTATTAGAACTTCCCCATAAATCAGTATCAGCTACGCCAATAAAACTATATACTGTAGTATTATTTGACAAATCATTAGATGATAAAACTGCTTTTGCAGTTGCAGTTGATGCAAGTACACCGGGTGTGTCCGGATCTGATATTGTTATTGTTGGCGCGGTGGTATAACCTGAACCTTTATTGCTTAGAGTAATAGCTGTTACAGCTCCACCTGAAATTGAAACTGATTGAACTTTTGCACCAGATCCTCCACCGCCAGATATAGTAACAGTTGGTGTGGTAGTATATCCAGCTCCACCATTCGTAATAGTAATAGATCTTATTTCAATTATTGGCTCTATTATTAGTTGACCCATATCTAAATTTTTTTCTAAGAGTGTACCTTTAAATTGTGGATTTGCAAATGTAGGGTTATTAGATGGAGATCCAACATCTCTAGATGCTACAATATCTCCAACATAAAATTTATTAAGTGTATTATTATCAATCTCTGTGAGCGCATCTTTTGTTCTAATAACAGTGTTTGGATAAAATTTTGCTCCTATTGAATAAATTTCTGATTGAGTTAAAGGCCATCCCTGTCTTCTCAAAGAAGTATTCATAAGATAAAAAGTCCAATAATAATCTGTGGTGCCATATAATTTCTGAGATAACGAATCAGGTCTTTCTCCATCCATAATATTATAATATGAATAGGCTGAAACATCATCTACGACTTCATCAACTAAATCAATATAAGTTGTAATATTTTGAAAAAATGCATCTTCTATCTCATCGCCAAATTTATAAGCTGTAACTGGAAAATTTCTAAAGTAAGTCATTAGTATCCTCCAAACACGATATCGCGTTTTGTAAGAGCTCTTTCTTCTACAAAGGAAAGAGATACATCGGTTTCTTGGAAATCACCGCCGCCAGTACCATCTTTATGAAACCCCATATTTGATGGGTTATAAACAACATCTATATTTTCTAAGAAGCATGGAAGAATTCCTGTTGTTACTTGTTTGTTTCCATACATCATTTTTATGTTAAATTTACTAGGGAATTTTAAAGCAGCTTGAACGCCTTCACTAGAAGTTTCTGGATACATTTCTTCTCTAAAAAATTTAATTATGTTAGTAATCATATTAGCTTCAGCTTGAGTCGTTGGAATCATTTTAAATTGAAATCTAAATTGTCTAATTCCAACACCCTTTAGAGTTTGTCTTCTATTTGGATTTAGTGTAACACCAGTGGTTGTTTCAATGGCACCAGCAACTTCGCTGTTTAATCTCCTTGAAACTCTTAGAGCTGCAACCTGAGCTGCTTCAGATGATAGTCCACTTCTTACAGCTTCAGATAATGATTCGAAACTAGGAAGAGCATCTCCAACCACGCGTCTCACGGTCTCTGCTCCACTAGATCCAGATCTTAAAGCATTTGCTGCAGATTGGCCTAAAATATTAAGATCAACATTGGTATATTCTATTCTATCTTGAAATTGTATTTGAGAAGGAAGATATAATGTACAAGACCTTTTGCCATTTCCAATATGGTTTGGAATAGCTGGTCTTGTATCTTTGTCAGCTGGAGATTGATATAAATCTGAGATCTGCTTATCTTGAGTTGCTAATTGAGCATTAATCTCCTGTTCGTCGGTTATCCCTTGATTTGTGAGTGCTTCTCTTCTCGATTTTCTTTCTTTACTTGCTTCATTAGAGAATAGATTAAATCCAGTTGCAGCAACCGTTTTATAGTCTTCTCTATACGCGCTAAAAACGATCCGGCCTTGATATAGGTTAGATTCCTCTAATGGAAACTTTAACTTCCCCAGCACTGGTGCGGCCGTGCTGAACTCACCATTTAAATTTCCTCCAGCAAACTCATCATAGATCTCACCAATTCTATTTAGTTGGTCTATCGCAGAACCCATATTTTCTATTCCTTAATAAATATTGAATGAAAGTCAAAAGTATTTATATGGAAAGTCATGGCGTATTCTGGTCGTTATAAAGTTAAGCATCGTTCGAAATATAAAGGTGATCCTGATAATGTAGTTTTTAGGTCTATGTGGGAAAGACAATGTTTTAAATGGTGTGATGATAATCCAAAAATAAAACATTGGTCAAGTGAGGAAACTGTTATTCCATATTTCTATGAAGTGGATAAACGCTACCATAGATATTTTATGGATCTTAAAATTGCTTTTAAAGATGGCAAGACTATTTTAGTTGAAATCAAACCAGACAAAGAAACAAAGCCTCCATCATTCAATGGACGTAAAACAAAACGATATATTAATGAAGGATTGACATACGTAAAGAATATGAATAAATGGTCTGCTGCTCAAAAATACGCTCTAGACAATGGTTATGAGTTTCAGATATGGACCGAGAACACCCTAAAAACAATGGGCATATTACCAAACCCAAAGAAAACAATTAAGCCATTGAAACCTATGAGAAAGAAGAATAAATAGATTTATGTCAAATTTATTTCAAAAACTAGAATTAGAAGCATTTAGAAAAGGAATCACTCCCAGAACACAAGAGTCTCGGGATTGGTTTCGACGTAAAGCCAGCACTCTTGGCAATATCAATAGAAATGCGCTGATGAAAGAAGAGCCTATTCAATTAAAGAATAGGCAAGTAATTGGATCAATGTATATGTTCTTCTATGACCCAAAGCATAAAGAAACATTATCTTATTATGATAGCTTTCCATTAGTGATTGTATTAGATAAAGCTGAAGGTGGATTTTTGGGAATGAATTTACATTATCTGCCACCAATCTTAAGAGCAAAATTTTTGGATGCTCTTATTGATACAGCTAATAATAAATTATACACTGATGATACTAGATTTATGGTAAGTTACAGAATGATGAAAGCGGCGGCAAAATTTAAATATTATAAACCGTGTGTTAAACATTATTTGACTTCTCATATTAGAAGTCGCCTTGCACTTGTTCCAGCACCTGAATGGGAAATTGCTACGTTCTTACCAACAGCAGATTTCCAAAAAGGGTCTAGGAGTGAAGTGTATAGAGATTCCAGAAAGGCAATTTAATGGCTTTTTCTATCGATCAGCTTAAGTCTAAAATATCGCAAAAAGGTGGCATAGCTTTAGCTGACCTTTTCGAAGTTAAGCTTCCCGCAATTCCAGGGTTTGATGGAATTGACGAATTAAATGTATTATGTAAAGACGTCAACATTCCTGGAAGACAAATCACATCAAATGATAGATTAATTGGAATGCACTTAGAAAAAGTGGCATATGGATATGCTGTGGCCGATGTTTCTGCTACCTTCTTATGTTTGAATGACTTTTATGTTAGAAAATATTTCGAAGCATGGCAGGCTTTAGCAGTAAATCCAGAAACTTTTGAACTAGGATATTCTCATGGACCAAATGGATATGCAAAAGATGTATCCATTTATCAATTATCGAAAAATAGCGAAATGACTGAAGAAAACAACATGGGGTTTTTACAACCTGATGCGGATTCTAAAAAAGTCTATGGAGTTAAATTAGAATATGCTTATCCAACAACTTTAAACGGGATTGGGTACGCTAATGAAAACCAAAATATTGTTGAAATAAATGTACAGTTATCTTATAGAAACTGGAAACCCATTGAATTATAAAGGATGAATTGAAATGGCATTACCTAAATTAAATGCATTACCAAAGTATACTGTAAATCTACCATCGAGAAATATGCCGGTAAGATACCGGCCATTTTTAGTCAAAGAACAAAAACTACTTTTAATGGCAATGGAAAGTCAAGATTCCCGGCAGGTAGTAGAAGCAGTTAGTGATATTATTACAGCATGTGTTGATAGTGAAGTAAAAACACATCACATGACAATGTATGATATTGAATTTTTATTTGCAAAGATTAGATCTAAATCTGTTGGAGAAAATATTCAATTAAAAGCAGCATGTTTAGACGAAAATTGCAACCACCAATCAGACGTTGAAGTAAACATTGATGAAGCAAAAGTAAGTGAAGTGGAAGAAACTTATTCTATTATTCAATTGACAGAAGAAATAAGTTTGAAAGTTAGCCATCCATCATATGAAAGAATTTTACAAGTACAGAATTCTGGATCTCAAACTGAAACTATTATGGAATTAATTATGGCATCAATTGACACTGTTCTTACAGCTGAAGAGCAGATCACATTTAAAGACCACACACACGAAGAAAAAATTGAATTTGTTGATAGTCTTACTACAGATCAACTTGGATCAATTATTTCTTTCCTTGAAACCATGCCAGCTCTTACAACTGATATTCATTGGAATTGTGAAGCATGCGGTAAAGAAAATACACGAACACTAAGAGGACTGAATGATTTTTTTTAATAAGCCTTTCTCATGATACACTTGAAAATTATTATAAGGTAAATTATCAACTAATTCAAAACCACCACTATTCGTTAAAAGAAGTAGAAGATATGATGCCATGGGAGAGGGAAATTTATTTGATTATGTTAACTGAAGACCTAAAAGGGCAGAGAGACGAAATGGATCGTCAAAAATTAATGTCAGGAAGATAATATGTCAAGTTTACAAGAGATAAGCCAAAAACTGGGTCCAACTAGTGATTCGCTTTATTCTTCAACAACAAGAATTGAAGCAAAAATATCGGCGTACTTTGACTATGTCAAAGATAAAGATGATCGAGCTTTATCTCAATTAGAAGCACAAAGAGAATCATCTCGTGGAACTCGTGGAATTGCTGGAAGAGGCACAACTGCTCCAGCTCCTGGTGGTATTGGTGCTGGTGGTATCTTAGGCGGACTTGGCGGGGGATTTGCAGCTCTAGGAGCTGGAATGATGAACTCTGCTAAAGGTATAGTAGCAATGGGACTTGCAATCCCTGCTTTCTTTGGTGGGCTACTCGCCGGTAGTGCCGGACTTGATTGGTTGCAACAAACAAAGGGAATGGATTATGAAGGTCTGAAAAAAGCAGCTATGGGCTTTTCAGACATTATTACAAGCATGGATCCAGAATCATTTGTTGTTCTTGGTGGAATTATGGCAGTCAGCGCTGTTGGTGGTACAAGAGCCGCTAAAGGGTTAGGCTCTATGGGCTTTGGTATTAGCGCATTCTTTGCTGGACTATTAGCCGGTGACGCTCTATTCAAAGGAGTCACTGCTCTTGCAGGTGAGAATGCAGTTAATTTTGCTGGACTAAAAGCAGTAGCTGTTGGTTTCTCGGATATGATCTTATCAATTGATGAGAAATCGCTCACGGTTCTAGCTGGACTTTTAGGTGCTGCAGCTATTGTTGGGCTTGCTGGTGGAAGTACTGAAGTTCCAAAAGCGATGGGGTTGATGGGTATTGGTATCACAGCGTTTTTAGCTGGTCTATTACTTGGCGATACATTTTTAGCTGGAGCTTCAGCTCTAGGAGCTGACTTAAACTTTGCGCATTTAAAGACAGCCTTAGTAGGATTTTCGGATTCTATTACTGGATTGACTGAAGATGGAGTTATCGCTTTAGGCGCAATCATGGGAATAAGTGGTCTAGCTGCAAAATTCAATCTTTCTGGGGCGAAGACTGCCGCATTCATGACTTCACTTGGCGCAGGTATCTCTGGATTTTTGGGTGGCCTCATATTAGGTGATGTTGCGATAAGTTGGTTGAATAAATTAAAAGCTTCAGATAGTCCAGGTATTGTTTCAGCATTTGGAATATTTAATAATTCAGTTGAAACATTAAATGAAAAATCGCTAAAAGCCTTTGGCTTAATACTTGCCACGGCAACTGGGCTTGGAGTTTTAAGTACTGCAGTTCCAGGTTCTGCACTAGTGGCAGCTGGTGGAATTGGTGCAATTATGACAGCACTTGGTGTTGGCATCTCTGGATTTTTAGCCGGTATCGTATTAGGAGATGCTGCACTGAGTTGGTTGGGTAAATTGAAAGCTTCAGATAGTCAAGGTATGTCTGGAGCATTTAAAGTATTCAATGATTCAATTAATGCTATTGATGAATCAGCTATGTCAAAAATGGAAAAAATCAGTAATTTGAAAATTGGAGGCGAACTTAAAAACTTATCTTTAGCAATGATTGGCTTCTTTACAGCTGAAGGTATGAACGAAGCTGCATCACTCTATAGTAAAGTAAAAGATTTTATTACAAATGGAATTAATTTTATTTTTGGTACGAATCTTGGTGAAGGTAAAAAGAGTGCAATAGAGACAATGTTAGATGGATTGGCTCCTTTGATGACTATAGATCAAAAGATCTTTGAAAAAATAAACATGTTTAGTGCTGCTTTAGATAGTTTTTATAAATCATTTAATAAAATAGCGAGTGCAAATATTGGAGAAGGTCTAAGTAAAAACATATCAAAAATAATGCAAGACCTTTCAACAGTATTAGACTTTATGCCAGATCCTTCAGATCCAAAAAAAGGAAATATATTAACAGGTGGAACTTTGAGCCACAAATGGCTAGGCAAAAAGTATTATTTTGGTGGGGGTTTAAATAATCTTACTGATGAGAACCTAGAACAATTAGAAACTGGTGTTGGGAAAATGTATAAGGCCCTAGGAATTGATCTACAAAACCCAGGGCCTAGAACTACTTCAGAAGCATTACAACCACTTAATACTAATATGCAAGAACTAACTAGAAGTATTAATAATTTAGTTAACCAAAATACCGTAACTACTGTTAATCAACAATTGAAATATACTCCAACTCCTGCACCTTTTGATATTAATGCTACTGTTCAGTAGTAATCAATCTTCCGCTGCCAGTTTAGCGAAATAGCTCATTGTATCATCCTCATCATCCATTGAGGATTCAGCCGTTTTTATAGTAGGTTCAGGAGCTGCAGTCTGAGTTGGCGAGGGAGCTGATTGAAAGTCAGGAATCTCATCATCGAGATCCATTGACACTTCCTGCTTTACAGTACGTGGAGCTTGTTCACCTAATACTTGATACATCTTCGCTTTTAGCTCATCATAAGTTTTATAGTTCTTAGGATCAGTAAACTCTGAAATATCATATAGACTATCATAAATTGCTTCTAGACGAGATTCGTCACCATCGTAGAGAGGCTCTGGTGAACGGAACTCTGATTTGTCATAGTTACGGTAACCCTCAACGTTACGAATTTTTAGTACAAAATCCGCACCATCCCAAAAGTCAAATGGATTTACTGGCTTTTCATCTGGGAATTGAGGCTGCATTAGATCCATAATCTTATCAAAGATTTTCTTACCAAACTGGTACATAAAGACTTTACCTTCATTGGCAGGATTACCTGGATCTGAGACTACCAACGCATTAACAACATAATGTAGTCGACGCTTTTGCTTGCGTACAGTATCCTTATCATCTTCAATACCTGAATTCCATAGACGAGTATTCAATTCAGATACAGGATCTTGTTGACCAATGGATGTTAGAGATTTTTCAATGTACCATTGACCTGTTGGCCCTTTAAATCCGTGGTCCCAATAGCGAACCCAAGGAATATCCTGGCCTTCTTTAGCGGGGAGGAATCGTAGGATAGCATAGCCATTGCCTGCTTTATCTACTGTAGGTTTCCACATACGGTCATCACCATATGATTTTTGTTCTCCACCACCAACAGACTGAGCTGCATTGATAAGTTTAGAAAAGTCTGTACGGTTACGTTTTAGATTTGCAAAAGACATATTTGTTTTCCTTATTTGCTGAAATATTACTGAAGTATTCTACCATATTTTTTTAGATTGGTAAACTGTTTTCTTGAGGCAAAAAATTTAATTTCATTGCTTCTGCCTCAAGTTTGTTTTTAATGACTGGAGAAATATATTTTTTTATATCCTCCATTTCAATATTGTGTTGATCGCACAAGTGTATAATAGCATCCATATACGAGGACTTGTGCGATTTTACGGTATCCACTACTAACTTAGTGAACTCACTTTTTGTTAGAAACTTTTTTTCTGCTGTTGACATGATCCTCAATGGCCATTTCATTAGTATATACATCTCCAATATCTGGATAATATACACCAGGTGTTCGTTTTGGCGTACCATCAGGATAGTATGCCATCGCTACTGATCTGTGTTGTATAGTATTTTGTTTTTGAGCGCCATATCGGTTATCACGATAGATGCCATCACCAAGGTAACGTTGCAAATTAAAGATGTAAGTTTCAGTTTCCCAATATAATTGACGGAGATTTTTATCCTTACTTTCTTTTGCTTCTTTACCTAATCCTTTAATTAAATCTTTTTGCTCCTTAATCCATTCTTTCACTTTAGCTGGAGACAGCGAATGCTCAGCAGGAAGATCCCGAATAGACTCGTCAATAGAAAGATTTTTAGCTGGACCCCGAGCAGCACGAGCTTTCGCCAAGCGATCTACTATTGCTGCTTTTTGTTCTTCTGTCATTTGACGTTTCTTACGGGTCTTTTTAATTGGCTTTAGTTTTGAGTCTGCAGCCAATTGTTCTCTAATTTTTTGACGTTTTGTAGCCATGATTCCTCCATCATCAAATTATAATATATTCTACCACATTTTTGCAGTAATGTACACAAAAAAGTTTTCAATGGAATCAATTAGTTATTCATCAAGTGGAAGAAGTTCAATTTCGCCGTTTTCATCTTTCTTCCACTTGACCAATTTATTATCAACTAACCAGAGAATTGTAGTTTCAATAATCTTATCTTTTGATATGTTATTTACTGAGTAGCCAATCATAAAAGCACAAACACTGGCAGCAAAGAAAATTACCCATTGAATAATGATAGGATCTATGAACATACAATTCTCCGTTTCTTATTATTTATATCAGCTAAAAGAGATGATACTATCAATACGAAATGAACGCCACTCTCCTTTGCTCACATCAATAACACGAATGGCATCTTGTGTGTAACCATTTTCTTTATTTGTGTTATTATCAGATGTAAAAGCCGGAATTGCATCTTCACGTAGTGTGCAGAGCATATCTCTGGTTTCGCCATTTGCTTTTTTAAAGATTACTCGGCAATCACGCTTTCGCAATTCATCAATCATCCAACTGCGATCATATGTCATAGTACCATCCTCATGTTCATTTAAGATCATTATATTTCCTTTCAATCAGTATATTGAGCAGGGACAGCAGATGCGTCCCAAACATATGGGCTGTATTTTGGATCACCAACAACAACAACGTCAGCATCCCCAACTTCAGTCCAAACACGGTCGTCCATCCACTTGTGATAGTATGCAGGACCACCCCAGACTCTACGAGCCCGTTGATAAGTTGCTTGATCCATGCCTACATAGTGAACAGTTCTTACCATTAATATATCCCTCCTGGTATAAAGTAAAAATCAATAGCGATCATAAAAAATCCTATGATCATTCCCCAAAAGATTTCATTAATCCCAATCATTATCAAACCTTGTTGTTTCAAACATTACGTCGCCGTAATATTGTTTAGCATATTTTGATGCATCAGTCCAGTGATACATATTAGAGTCGTCCTGAGGAATTTCAATTTTCTTAGGACCAGTTTTATAGTTAACAGTTTCAGTAACCGTTTTAGATTGTTTACGAACCTTAGCCATTTTTTTACGACGTTCAGCAATTTTTTTGATTAAAGCCATACGTTCGTCATATGATGTAGCAATTGTCATAATATTCTCCTTATCATCTAAAACCATACTATACTATTTCTAATCAATTGTAAACAAAAAAGTGAGCAGTCAGCTCATTTTTTTTCTGCTACTAAAACATAAGTTCCTTCTGACAAGTTAAACGATTTCATTAGTTTTAAATACATTTCAGGTTTTAAAGTCACAACATCGTACCTCTTGAGCTTTTCGTTCCATTGTCGTATGTGGCAGTAGTCGTCATAAAGGAGAGCTCCAACATCTTCTAGCTCTCCAGTATCGTCCATGACGGTAATATATGTTTCATCCATATCGAATTCAACAGTAATCATTTACCATTCCTTACGATCTTCCTCGTTATCATAACCATAACGATAAGCTTCAATCTCACCAACAGTCATATTATCTTCTTCAACGCGCTCACCTTTATAAGTGCCACACGGCCAATAGTGAGGCTCAAAAGAACGATTGTAATAGCGGTCAGCAGAACCCCTGTCTTGAGGAGAGCCGTGTAAAGGAATACCGTCTGTTACGATGATGTCAAAATTGGGATACGTTGTCATTAATAAATCTCCATTCCCGTAAAGCCTTCTTGAGTCCAACCACGAGCAACCGCATGAGCTGCAATCATGTGAACATAATCCATCATTGGCCAGTGGCCTTCCTTCTCAGCCCATTTCTTCATATCAGACTGAACCATGATAGATTGTTCGCCTTGCATAGTATATGGTTCAATGCGACGCTGTTCTTCTTCTACAAAGATTTGATCTGCTAACCATTGACGTTCCATTACGCTACCTCCTCTACATAGCCAAGCTCTTTGAACCCAACCATTGAAACTTCATAAACAATACCACCGATTTCCATACGATCAAACATTGATGTAGAACGAAGACCTAAACCATCCTCACGCTCAACAAGAACAGTCACATCATCGTTAGCATCCTCACCGATCTTTTTAGACCAGCTACCCATCACGTTGTTAGTCCAACGGAATGCATACTCTAGAATGTCCATTGTGTTATGACCATCAGCAAAGTTAACCTCAGCAACAGGTGTAAAACCTTCTTTGTTGCCTGTGATTTCGTTGCGATCCATATGTAAAACTGTGACTTTCATAGTGTTTCCTTTCATTCCTTATATTATTATACTACACTATTTCTAATCAATTGTAAACAAAAAAGTGAGCAGTAGCTCACTTTTTTTCACTTTTATGCTGTTTTCTTTCGTCTCAGTCGTCGAAGTTTAGCAAAAAGATTTAAAGTTCGTTCTGTTACAATATTTTTCCTTTGACGTCTACGTTGACGAGCGGATTCTGATCTTAACATACGTTCTGCTTTGGATTTATCTTTTTGCATTAAGCTGCCTCCTTGAACCAATCTGGTACGTTGCGGTTAGTCCAAGCCATCTTGAATCGTGATTGCTTGGTTTGATAGAATGCACGATATGCCTCAACTGGATCGCCAAGGGCGATGCATTCAGGATAGTCGGCCATTGCTAGTTTAAATGGCGTCATCTTATAATTATTGGTTGGAATATTGTCTGGAATCTGCATAAGTAAATCAGACAACCTATCATAGGTGCTATGGTGTTTATTATA